GAAGATCATTTAGAAATACTCCAAAAGTATTTCTTAGTTTAATACGCAGATTAACTGTGTTTATGCGCACACAGATAACCTTTGATCTTAGTGGTTCTGTGTGCTATATAACATACATGCATTATGTAAGGAGAAAAACATGCAATTTTTAAGACAGGCACTAGGCCTATTTTTCGTTATTTTTGGTATTACTAAAATTGTTCCAGTTTTAGGTTTTGGATATGGTTTTGCAGGAACTGTTGGATTCGTTGCTTCACTAGGCTATCCTCTTGCTGCACTACTTGTTGCCGCAGCAATTGCAATTGAAATTGTACTAGGACTTGCACTTCTGCTTCCTAGCTTAGACGAAAACGGAGTCATTCAAAAGTATTCCGCATATGCTCTTGCTGCATTCACATTGCTAGCTACTGTGATGTTCCACCTTCCGTTTGTTGCAGGACAAACTCTTACTCCAGAACTTACTAACGTTCTAAAGAATTTGGTAATTGCTGTAGCATTGTTTGCAGTTGGCAAAGAATCCAAATAAAATATTTGACAAAAACCTAAATACATGGTACAATATAGATATATGTTGTACCATTTTTTTATGGTCATATAGGATATCTAAAAAAATTCTGTACAGTCATTTCTTTTCTATCAGACAGCCGGCATACACGACAGATATTTTTAGAATTTTGAGAAATTTCTTTCATAATTTTGCTATGCATAGATTTCCATTCTTTGGTTCTTTTTTTAAAATGTTTGTACTTATTCTTTTTTTTATTTTTTCTTTTTTCAAGTTGAGATTTTTTAAAATCAGGATTCTTCCAAAGTTCTGTAAAATACTCAGATCGTGTAGTAGTTATCTTTTTCTCTTTAGACAGCTTTCTTACATAATTTTCAGGTCTTTTAAACTTTTTTCCTCCTCTGTTTTTGTTTATCAAGAGAGGATCTCCCCAATGCTGCCTAATAAGAGTATCTTCGTACTCAAGCGCATCGTCGGAAGTTGCAAAAATTTTTATAATAGTCCATTCAAACTCGTCAAAAATAGGTTTAACTTCTTTAGAAGAAGTTTTATAAATTTTTCCAAAGTCTTCATTTATTGCTTTTTTAATCTTTACATTTCCGTATCTTACTCCGATGTAAAATTTTTTAGTAACTTTATGAATTCCTAGGTAGACGTATGGCTTAATATCTGTTATATTATACATAATATTATTTATCAAAACGACCTTTATAACTCGGAGAAATAAATGAAAACATCACAAAAAATTAAAGAGCGTATTCAAGACGCTGGTGCTAGATTTTGGGCAGGCGATAACATTTCACAATTTATTGTAGGAAATGAAAAGCAACTGCTAATTGACGAACTTACTGAAAAATTTAATGACGTACTCGATAGCTTGATCATTGATAGAGAAACCGATCCTAACAGTCAAGACACTGGACGTAGACTTGCTAAAATGTACATTAACGAAATTATGAGCGGACGTTATGAGCCTAAGCCAAATGCCACAGCGTTTCCAAATCATACAGATGAGCCATATGACGGAATGCTAGTAATTAGAAGCGAACTCAAGTCTATGTGCTCGCATCATCATCAACCAGTCACTGGTGTTGCATATATTGGTATTCTTGCAGCAGACAGACTAATTGGTCTTAGCAAGTATACTCGAATTGCACAATGGTGTGCTCGACGCGGAACTCTACAAGAAGAGCTAGCAATGGACATTGCTAGAGAAATCATGGATGCAACTGGATCCAAAGACGTTGGAGTTTATATACAGGCTCAACACGGATGTTGCGAAAATCGTGGCATTATGGCACATTCTAGCTTAACACAAACTACTGTTCTCAAAGGAGCATTTAAAGCAGATGCAGCGACTAAAGAAGAGTTCTTTGACAACATCAAATTACAACAACAATTTGCACCGAGGTAAAAATATGAATAATGGTAGCCCTTATACAACTTCTTTTTCTCTTCCGACAAAAGGAATCATCAAGCAAGAACTTATTACTTACGAAATAAAAGATGGTATGCTGCGAAAAGTCACAACTATTCGTGAATTTTCAAAAGACGATTATGATGATTATCAAACAGTCGAACCATTGTGTGCAGTAAAGGAAGATCATGATTAATTGGATTAAACGTAAAGTTATTACATGGGTTAGAGACGACTGGAATCAAGCTTCTAAATCCAGTGGTGTCGTTGCTGTAAGAGAAGCAGATAGACCTGAACAGCAACCTATTCTAAATTTTAGAATATACAGTGCAACAAATGGACAGATTTTAGAATTTTCTAAATATGATCGCATAAATGATCAACATACCAGTACAATGTACATCATTGAAAAAGACAAAGATATTGGAGAATATGTTGCAAAATGTGTTAGTATGGAGTTATTGAAATGATGAAACTTCGATACAGCGAAGCCTTTTATAGTATACAAGGCGAAGGACAATATGTTGGAGTTCCTAGTGTCTTTTTAAGAACGTTTGGATGCAACTTTCGTTGTCAAAACTTTGGACTTCCTAGAGGTTCAAATAAAGATCGTTACAACCCTGAAGTTAAAAAGTTAATCGAAGATGGTGTACACGAAACTACAAAGAAATTCGAAGATCTTCCACTAGTGTTTACAGGCTGCGATACATATGCAAGTATCTATCCAGAATTTAAACATCTAGTAATGGATAAAACTATTGACGAAGTAGTTGATCATTTGCTAAGTTTAGTGCCTGGCGGCAAGTGGACACAAGACAACGGTCAAGACATACACTTGATCATGACAGGCGGTGAACCGCTGCTTGCTTGGCAACGACTGTACATTGAGTTGTTCGAGCATCCTAAAATGCAGGATCTTAAAAATGTTACGTTTGAAACAAATACTACACAATGGTTGCATGATGAGTTTAGAGAATACCTTGGAACTCGTGCAAGATTTAAGACAACGTTTAGTTGCAGTCCAAAGTTATCCGTTTCGGGAGAGTCTTGGACTGATGCTATTAAGCCTAGCGTTGCTCGCCAGTACTTTGATATCCCTGATACTGATTTATATCTTAAGTTTGTTGTGGCTGACAACGTGGATGTGGAGGAAGTCGATAGGGCAGTTGCTGAATACAAAGCAGCAGGAGTAAACTGTCCTGTTTACTTGATGCCGCTTGGCGGCCGCACAGAAGGATACAATCTTACAGTAAAAGAAGTAGCAAAGCTAGCAATGGAAAAAGGATATAGGTTTACACCTAGACTTCACATAACATTGTTTGGTAACGCTTGGGGAACATAAGAAGGAAAATTGATGAAAGAATGGCTTAAGAAAATAACAGGAGTAGCAGACATTGAGTCTGCTGCTCGAGCAGCAGAAGAAAAGCGCATTAGAGAAGAAAAAGCTCTCGAGCTATTAGCAGAAAAAAAGCTAATGCTAGAAGAGCAAACAGAAGCAGCTAAACAAAATCATACTTTGTCACAGCTAAGTGAAAAAGAGCAAGCTACTGCAAAAGGAGAACCTTATGTTGCAGTGCTGGATACAAAAATTAATCCTGACAATATTAGAAATGGTTTTTTCGAACTTGACTGGAATCGATTTTTTATTAATGAGCTAATTGCAAATGGGTACGGAACAGAGTCGGATCCAGAAGAAGAAATTGTCGATCGTTGGTTTAGAGACATCGTCTATCAAATGCTCGAAGACGAAGGAATGGACACTTCTCGAGGCGCAGGGTTCATTAATGTAAATAAACTTCCTGGCGGTAAGTCGTCTGTTTCTTAATAGCATATTGACTATACAGGAGTTTTTGTGCTATAATACTAGTCAACGTATAGGATACAGAATGACAACTTATATCTTAATTGATTTTGCAAACCTATTTTTTAGGAGTCGTCACACGGTTCGTGGCGACACTAACACTAAGCTCGGTATGGCTTTGCATATCACATTTAACAGCATCAAGAAGGCATGGACTGATTTTAAAGCAGATCATGTTGTATTTTTCCTTGAAGGGCGCAGCTGGAGGAAAGACTATTACGAGCCGTACAAGAAAAATCGTGCAATTGTAAGAGCAACAATGACTGCAAAAGAAGCAGAGGAAGATAAAGTCTTTTGGGAAATCTTTGATGAGTTTAAATCATTTATTGATGAAAAAACTAACTGTACAATTATTAGAAATCCTGTGCTAGAAGCAGACGATCTAATTGCAGGCTGGGTACAATTGCATCCTTCTGACAATCATATTATCATTAGCACAGATGGCGATTTTGCGCAACTAATCAGCACAAATGTAAAACAATACAATGGTGTAACAAATACAACAATTACACACGAAGGATATTTTGACGACAAAGGCAAAGTTGTTATTGACAAAAAAACTAATCAACCTAAGCCTGCTCCTAATGCACAATGGCTATTATTTGAAAAGTGCATGCGAGGAGATGTGTCTGACAACATTTTTAGTGCATATCCTGGCGTTCGTACAAAAGGAACAAAAAATAAGGTAGGACTAATAGAAGCATTTGAAGACAAAAATAACAAAGGCTTTTCTTGGAACAACCTTATGCTTCAGCGTTGGACAGATCACAACGGTGTAGAACATCGTGTTATTGACGATTATAGTAGAAATGTAACGTTGTGTGATTTAAGTGCGCAACCTGAACATATTCGCAAAGAAATTGAAGCAACTATTGCTGGTGTTAGTTCTAAAGAAATTACTCAAGTTGGAGTAAACTTAATGAAGTTTTGTGCAAAGTGGGACTTGAAACGTATTTCGGACAACATTACATTGTACGTTGAACCGTTTAACTCGAGACTAGTAAAATGACTATTGAAGCAAAAACTATATTAAAAAATAAATATTGGATCATTGAAGATGGAAACACACGTTTAGGTACGTTAAGTTACGATAATGAACGATACATTTTTACAAATAAAAACGAAATATGCTTTTTTGATAACAAAAAAGATCTCCAAAATAAATTTGGGGGATCTTTTTCTTGGAAAGAAAATGATACTGTTGTTATTGAAAAATTAGAATCATTTGATATCAACGGGTATCCAACTGGTGTTAAACCTTATAAATGCGT